CACTAGGGTGGTTCATAGTCCATTCTGTTGGTCCATCATAATAAATGTTAGCTAATGTTTTACCACCTATTGTTTTTTGTTTTTTAATACCATCAAATCGTCTTGACATTGTAAGGTTAAGGTCTGGCGAATTAGGAGCATCCCAATACTTACCTACTACTAAAGAACCTAGTTGATGGCTTACTGAATCATCATAATCTCCATTCGGTGCAGATATTAAAAAAGAACGCCAATATTTATCTATTGTATTAAAACTCCATATAGTTGTTCCATTATATTCTGGGTCAATATAATTATTTTCACCATCTGCTGTAAAATTTGAATTTAATATTTGTGTAGGGTTTACCCATTCATTTGCAAAATTAATACTATTTGCATCATCAAATCCGTGATAACCCACAATTTTTAAATAATTTGAATCACTTGCAAAGTTGTGATTAAGTAAAGCACAAAAGTTCATAGGAAAAGCAGTTTTAGGTGTATTCCCACTTGTACCAGAAAGAAACAAAGTGCTATCACTATCTTCAAAACGCATAAATGGATTAGAAGGATTCATATATAGAAGCTCTGCACCACCTTTTTCTGATAAATCCCAACCTAATTGTCCTGTGGCGTGTAAAAATGTAGGCATATCTACATAAAATCTTGGCGTTTTAACTTGCTTTCCCATTAATATCCTCCTCCACTACTTCTTCTAGTAGTTCTTCTAGTCCTTCTAATTTTTGTTTCTTTTATCGGCTTAACTTCTGGCAAATCATCATCTATAATATAAGAAGTTTTTTTAACCTTGCCGTTAGGAGTAATGTCTTTAAAATTATCCCAAGTATCTGCCTCTACATCCATAGACCAATCTTGTCTAGCCCATTGTGATTTATCTTTTTTAACAATACATTTAAATTGTTTAGCTTCTTTATTTGCCACTATAACTTTCTTTAATTCTATTACGCCTTCATATTTAAATAATAATTGATTTTTTATAGGAACATTTTGCAAAGTAAAGATTATAATCTTACTATCATTTCCTCTTAAATACCAACCTTTAGGAAGTTCTGGCGTTATATTAGCTTTCCCTCTAAAATGTATTTCTATACCCATTATATCAGTATTAGAAGATATAATACATTCGCCTTTTTCACAATTAATAGTTGCAGTACCACTTGCTATCTTACTACTAAAATCATAAACTTCTGATATTTTCTTTGCTATTGCCATTATTGTCCTACAATCTCATTTACTATTTGTACTAAATCTAAAACATTTACTTGACCATCATCAGTAATATCTGCTATACTCCTACCCTCTCCGTCATCAGGAAGCTCATCAGTAGTTGCATCTAATATTGCAGTTACTATAGTAACTATATCTAAAACATTTAATATATCATCCTGATTAACATCTCCATATATTTCATTAAAAACCCACGGAGTTTCGCCAAATTGTGTAAAATACCCCTCATCTTGATAATCTGCTGTATTTTTAACTTCTAAAGTAAATTCTATAAAAGCACCTTCAGGATATAATTCAAATTTCTTTTCTATTGTTATTATACCATTATTGTCAGTCATACTTAAAGCGTGACTTACTAAGTTACTAGCATCAATCTCCCCATTTGGTATTTCTAATCCTTCATTATATGTTACACCATCATATACGAAAGTTTCAGAAATATTTTTTGCCCAAATATTATATTCCCAAAGTTCATCCATATTAGTTGTTACTAAGGCGTGAACTGTTCCATCGTTTAAAATACCAAGCGTTGGTATATCTAACCTTAAAAAAGGGTCTACAATGGAATCCCATTCTTCAGTATCTATAGAATCTTCATTATAATTAGGGTCGTCTTGTGGGTCAGGTAATTGATTATTATCAGTTATATCATTTCCATCGCCATTAACTATATCACCTTCATCTTCTGCATTGGGATCAGTATCTGCTTCTAAATTAGGAAATCCATATTCTCCACGATGTACTTGTACTGCTTCTATACTAACTTTAGATAAAGATTTAGATACTTTAGTAATAAAAAACGCAGGATACATTAATTGACCATTCCTATGTTCAATTCGAGAATAATCATATCCAAAAGCTAATTTACCACCTAACAATTCACTATATTTAATATAATCTCCAGCTTCAAGATGTATATAATGTGCAGGTAAATCTACTTTAGTTATTAAATGTTGATTACAATGCCATAATAAAAGTCTTTTTTGTAATCTTGCAGCCGTATACTTATCTCTAATATATTCTGTTTCTACTTCTAATTTAGCATCTTCTGAATCTAAGCCGTAATAATTAATATCATAAGCATTGTTTCCACCATAACCTAATTCAGTAGTTGTATAATCATCAAGAGTAGTATGTATAGTATTACCTATTTCATAACCTGTTTGTTTGTCGTATTCACCAGAACCATAACTTTTTTTGTATTTTACATTCACAGAATTATAAACATCATCTAATTTTGTAAGTTGAAATGAATATTTAATTACATCTTCTGTGTTAATAAAAACAACATCACTATAATTATTAATAAGTTGTTTAATTCCTATAAATTTAAATTGTCCAGAACTATTAAATGATGGTATTAAAAGTGAAGATTTAAATATATCTTCAAATACTTGTTTTGCTTCTTTTTGTTCATTTAAAGTAAAAGCATATTGCCATTCATTTTGTATATTAGTATTCTGATTGTTTATAACCCCTTCATACAATAATTCATCTTTTAAAATATCTTCTAAAATATCTTGAGCAGTTGTTATTATATCACCATCTTTAACTCTACCACCAACACTTGCATAATAGTCTAAATTAGCATAATCTTCTATTATAAAATCTTGCAATACATAAATTTCTTTTAGATTGGCAGAAACATAATTTACCCCTTGATTACCTAAAAAAACACCTGTTCCAAATTGTATAGAATCAAAAGCGTTTGTAGTATTAAAACCTAAAATTTTATCGTGAAAATCATCGTGAAGCAAACCATCTTCATATTCAAGTCTTGCATAATCAGGATAATTATTATCTACATCTCTTTCTGTGATAACCATTTCATTAATGTTATTAGGAAAAGATGGGGGTAGTGCCATATATGACCCTATATGGTAATACCACTGGTCTAACGTATTTATAAAGTCGGGGGTATTGGTACCGATAAATTTCAAATGTCTGTCTGTCCAAAAAGATGCGAATCTTGGTTGTGTGCCTTGGTTTGTGTAACCAGTATAATTTTGTATATTTCCATTACTAAAAAAACAAGCATCATATTTAATTTTTGTTACACAAGGGAAATCTCCAACTATTCCTACTTCATTTAAATGTAACCTAGCAAAAGCACCAGTTTCGAAATACTCACCCCTATTTACTGATGTAATGTGCAAACCACTATTTTCATCAGCATTTTGTATTATATCAATAGGAAATTTAGCTGCTTCTGCATTATCATTATAAAATTGTTTCCAATTTAAATCATAAAAATCTGCACTTGTTTCTCCTTCTGTTCCTAAATCATAGGCAGCATTAATTTCAGACGGCTCCCAAAATTTTAAAATATCGCCTTCGTTTGGTCCTCCATCCCAAAATTCATCATATAAATCTTTTGCAATTGATTCACTATTATCGTGAGCATCAGGGTCATCCACTACTACAATATTGTTTGTTATTGTTTGCATACTTCCATCATCATCTTTGTAACCAATAAATTTATTATTTGAACAATAGAGAGGTGGTGGGTTTGGAGTGTTTTTAGCATAAAAACTAACATTTATTATAGGTCTATACATTCTTGATGGTATTGCAAAAGTTTCTTCATCATCATTAGGTTGAGTTGTATCTAAATATGCTTCAGGCTTTAAAATAATATTTGGAGAATTGTCAGTATCAGCAAAATTAAATTCATAAAATATTGCACCATCTACATTCTCGTGATAATAACTACCCCAATCTTTAGGTCCTGTTTCGTAAATAGGCATAAACCCATCTTTATATACACTTAAATAATGGTTTCTTTTTAAATGTCCACTATCAACTAATGGGTGCCCTTCTTGTATTGAAGGATTTTGATAGGAATCACTTCCTGACCAATATCCAAATATTTCTTTGCTTGGCTTTTCTATTTCAAGCGTATCTAAATTTCTTTTAATTATTGGACTTCCATCAACATAACCATATACCATAGGATAAGGTTTACCTATCTGTTCATCAGTATACAAATCTTCATCTTCTATTAATGTAGCAGGAATTTTTGTAGTAAGTTTTTGTTCAGTTAAATCTTCTAAAGTAAGTTTAAGACTTTCAGCCGATTGAGAGTAACGCCTAATAGTACCAGTATAGACAAGTAAACAATCATCTAAAGTGTCTAATCCATTAGCAGCGTAATATACTTGTACTACTGCATTTAATAAGCTAGGAATATCGTCTGAGAACATCTTGCCGTTATAGGGAGCATTAGATATAGATAGGGATACACTTGAAATAGTGTATTTGTTGTTTATAATATCGGCTTTTGAGCTTATAGAAGGACTATTAAGTAGTAAAGGGTTATACGCCTCACCACCTATGTTTGTTTCCTTAATTGATAGATTAATTGATTCTGCATCATCAGGTATAGTGTCGTCAATTTGATAACCTTTATAAATCCTAACCAAAGGATACAAAGACGTTCTTACACCATTACCTAATGCCTGTTTAAACTTTGGAGGTAAAATTAACATTAACTTATACCAAAATCACTACCCCTACGGACAGCTTCTTTAATTGATTCTGCAAGTTCGCCTTCAACAAAATCTTGTGTTAAAACATTACCTGATACGCTTACATTGATGTTTCCACCACCACCTGATTGATTCATTTGGTTAAGTGTTTCTAAGCCGATAGATTCTACTGCATTTCTACTCATTACAAATTCGCCTCTTTCAGCTTCTATAATAGTACCACCT